TGATGACACAGGTAATACTTTTGCTGGTGTTCTTAACGGCAGAATGAAGGTTTATGTTGATCCATATGCTTCTGGCGATTACGCTTGTGTAGGATATAGAGGACCTAATCCTTATGACGCTGGTCTTTTCTATTGCCCATACGTTCCTTTAACCATGGTTAAAGCAATTGGCGAAGAAGACTTCCAGCCAAGAATCGGATTCAAAACAAGATATGGAATGGTTGCAAATCCTTTTGTAGCTGCTGATGGTACTGGTACTAACCGTGCTAACCCATACTTCAGAATCTTCAGAGTTGACGGAATTATGGTAGACTAGTCTATCAATCGTTAACACGATTCAACTAAAGGGACTCTTCGGGGTCCCTTTTTTTATACCGGTCTTTTTTGTGTTTTTAATATGTATAAATAGATGTATGATAGATAATAAAGAACAACCAAAACCTGACAATGGAAGATGGAATTGGTGGGGTTTAGCGGAAGAGGAAGAAGAAAATGGCACTGACAACGAATAAAAACTTTCTAAGTCCAGTAGGATTTACATTTAAACTAGATGCTACAAACTTTGCTAACACAGAATATTTCTGTTCTCAAGTAACTATGCCTGGTATGAATTTAGCTGAAGTCAATGTTCCATATAAGGGTGTTAACTTAGCAATGACTGGTGATAGACTTAATTTTGAAGATTTAGCTATCAGATTTAATGTCACTGAAAACATGGAAAACTATATTGAAATATTCAATTGGATGCATAGAATAATTCAAACAACAAATGCCGAAGGCGAAAAATATGACGCCACTCTTTTAATTATGTCCTCTCACAATAACCTTACAAAATCAATTAAATTTCAAGATGTGTTTCCAACAAGTCTTACATCTGTAGAATTTAATTCACAAACATCTGATATAGAATACCTACAAGCTGATGTAACCTTTAAATATACCCTATTTGAATTTGAATAAACCTTTACTTTTATGTCATTTTATGATATAATATATAGGTATATGCCGGAGATATTATGAATTTAGAATCAATACTTGAAATGTGGAAAAATGACTCAGTTATAGATGAGGTTCAATTGGATGAATCATCTAGAGATTCCGCAAAATTACACTCAAAATACTTAGACTTATATTCAGTCGCTAAATTAAGACAGAAAGATTTAGAATTAAAATTTAAAGTCATACTCAGAGATAAGTTTATGCATTATAGTGGTAAACTTTCTCAAGAAGAAATGGATAGAAAAAATTGGGATTATGACCCACTTAATGGATTAACTGTTTTAAAAGGCGATCTAGATAAATGGTATGATGCTGATGAAGTAATACAAGATCATCAGAAAAAAATGGCATACCAAGAACAAGTAGTTGCTACACTAAAAGAGATACTAGATAATATTAAATGGCGCCATCAAACAATTAAAAATATGATTGAGTGGAGAAAATTCACGAGTGGAATATAAGTTACACGATTATCGATATCCTAAAATTAATCGATTTTATGGTATAATTAAAGAAGCTATGACGAATCTAGGTCATCAGCTTAATGATACAGAACCTGATATCCATATATATAATCATTGCCATATATCAGAATTAGAAACTACTAAAAATATAATTTTAAAACCCACTGGTCCAACATCGAAACATTTTGCATTAGATACTATTGGATATGCTAATAGTTCTGAAATAGCTTTTATTGAACCTGATTGGTATAACCCATTTGTACAGCCAACTCAAGATGATTTTGATTATATACAATCGTTAATAAATAAAAAATCAAATAAGTGGGACGATTCAATTTTATTAAAATGGCGAAAAGCTCAAGCTATAGCTGATGATCATATATTAATAATTGGTCAAGTTCCTACTGATGAAACTGTTAATGGATTTGGATTTGGCAATCACTTTACAAAATTATCAATGATTGTGGATAAATTAAAAGATAAAAATATAATAGTTAAACTGCATCCGTCTATGAAAATTGAAAATAAAGAAAAAGTTATTATTGATAGATGGATTAAAAATAATATTGATGTTCGAACTCAATTCGAATCTATTCATGATTTTTTACCAAAAACAAGAGTAGCTATATTAGAGAATAGTACAGCTGGTATTGAATGCATGATGCATGGTGTTCCAATTATATCTTATGGCTGGCCAGAATATCATTGGGTTACTCAAAAATTACAATCACTAACACAATTAAATGAACTAGTATCTGACTTATCTTGGCATTATAAATCAGATACAGAGCAATTTATTCACTGGTATATAAATAGATACTTATGTCATGATTTAAAATCTACTCAAAGAAGATTGTCAGAAATTATTCAATGGAAACTATAACATACACTAAAATTAATGAAACTCATATGCAGCTTCAGTGCGAGCCAAGTACTGGACAAGAATTATCTGAGCATTTTTGCTTCTATGTGCCTGGTTATAAATTTATGCCGGCATATCGTAATAGAATGTGGGATGGAAAAATAAGACTTTTTGATATGAGGCATAAAACCTTATACTGTGGATTGTTACATTACTTAAATGAATTTTGTGCTGAAAGAGGGTATAAATTAGAACCCTTAGACTGTAAGGGTTTAGAAGATAGCCATCGAGCACAGAAAGTGAACCTCGAGGCCTTTATCACCGAATTATCACTCTCTGTGAATGGTACAGGGATAATACCCAGGGACTATCAAGTTAAGGGACTCTCGTTCACTATTGAGAATGGAAAAACCCTATTATTAAGCCCTACGGCATCAGGTAAGAGTCTGATGATATATATGGCCATCAGATATTTCTTAAAATATTTTGAAGGGAAAGTTCTAGTTATAGTACCCACCACCTCCTTAGTAGAACAAATGTATAGTGATTTTGATGATTATTCTAAACTAGATAATACATGGAACACAGATGAAAATTGCCATAGAATATATTCTGGTAGAGAGAAGTATAATATATCTCAAAGAGTATTAATAAGTACTTGGCAATCAATTCATAAAATGGGAGCTGATTATTTTGAAGATTTTGGTATGGTTATTGGAGATGAAGCTCATAATTTTAAAGCCAAGTCACTAACATCGATAATGGAAAAATGTATTAATGCTCCATTTAAGATTGGAACAACTGGAACGTTGGATGGAACACAAACTCATCAGTTAGTATTAGAAGGATTATTTGGACCAGTATATAAAGTAACTACTACTAAAGAGTTAATGGATAAAAAATCTCTTGCTCAAATGGATATATCAATACTACTTTTAAAGTATCAAGATGAATATTGCAAAGCTATATCTAAATTAAAGTATCAAGAAGAAATAGATTTTATTGTAAAATATGGACCACGAAATAATTTTATTACTAATTTAGCTTTAGATCAAAAAGGTAATACTCTTATACTATTTAATTATGTTGAGAAACATGGTAAACCTTTACATGATCTGTTAAAAACTAAGATAGATACTGATAGAAAGCTGTTTTATGTATCAGGAGAAACTAAGGTAGATGATAGAGAAAATATTAGAGCTATTACAGAAGAACAAACGAATGCGATTATTGTTGCTTCTCTTGGCACTTTTTCAACTGGTATTAATATTAAACGACTTCATAATTTGATATTTGCTTCGCCTTCTAAAAGCCAAATACGTGTTTTGCAATCAATAGGAAGAGGATTAAGGCTAAGTGGAGATGATATAAATACTAAGGTATATGATATTGCAGATGATTTACATTGGAAAGGAACTAAAAACTATACTCTAAATCATGCTGCAGAAAGAATTAAAATATATTCAAAAGAAAGATTTCAGTTTCAAGTATACGATATAAATATATAAATGCTAACAAAAGATAACAAATTAAATATTCGACAATTTAAGCTTCTTAATGGAGAAGAGATCATAGCTCTCGTAAACGAGAAAGATGAATCTAATTTCATATTAGAAAGACCATATAAAGTAAACACCGGAATGATTGGTGGATTTTACTTTGTCCCATGGTTTCCATTCTCATCTCAAAAGTTGTTTAAATTATCCAGGGAGAAGATAGTATATCATGCTGAACTTGATGAAGACATGAAACAAGAGTATGTTAAACTAGCTTCAGAATTTGCAACACCAAGACCTAAGCCTACGCGCTTAAGAGATTCTGAAGAGTTGGTCGATTCTTTGTCCGCTAATCTAGATAGTTTAGCTGATGAACTAGATGAACTTGATGAATTGAAAGCTACCATTGATGAGAAAACTAGAATACTACATTAATATTAGTATACCCCTAACCTCCCCGGTAGTTCTATTATTATATCATACTTTTTCCCATTTGTAAACGATTATTTTCACTTTTTTTAAATTAATTTAATCGTTTACTTTTGACTAAAAATATGTTATAATATTACATTATAGGAGATTCATAATGAATGACAAAACTAAGCCACTGGTAAAACCACCAGTAGACAAAACTAAAAAAGCTCACTACATAAACAATAAAGATTTTTCATTGGCTGTAGTAGAATACGTTACTGAATGCAATGAAGCAAAAGCAGCCGATAAACCCGTTCCAACAGTTACTAATTATATAGCCCAATGTTTTCTTAAGATATCCGAAGGTTTGAGCCGAAGGCCAAATTTTGTAAGGTATACTTATAGAGAAGAAATGGTTATGGATGCTGTAGAAAATTGTTTAAGAGCAATAAATAATTATAAAATTGAAACAGCAACTAGAACTGGAAAACCAAACGCGTTTTCTTATTTTACTCAAATATGTTATTTTGCTTTTATACGTAGAATTTCTAAAGAAAAGAGACAACAAGATATTAAGTTTAAGTTTATTGAAAAAATGGGTATTGAAGACTTTACTCAAATGGGTATGGATGATGAAGGCGCCCAACAAACTATGGCTTATGTAGATACTTTACGTGAAAGGATTAGTAAGGTAAGAGATACTGATAAAGCTATCAAAGAATTCAAAAAAGCAGAAACAGCAAAATTAAAAAAACTAGAGTTATTTATGGCATGAATATTCAAATTCTTGAAATATTAGATAAAGAATTATACCGTCAAGACAATACCATCGAACTTATAGCAAGCGAAAATTTTGCTAGTCAAGCTGTAAGAGATTTATGTGGTAGTGTATTTACTAATAAGTATGCTGAAGGTTATCCATCCAAAAGATATTATAATGGCTGTGATCATATGGATGAAATAGAAAATTTAGCCATAAATGCAGCATGTAAAATATTTGACTGTGAATTTGCAAATGTTCAACCTCATAGTGGAGTAAATGCTAACACTGCAGTATATCAAGCTTTTCTTAAACCAGGCGATACTATTCTTGGTATGGATTTGGCAAGTGGTGGTCATTTAAGTCATGGCGCTCCACCAACTTTAAGTGGCAAAGTTTATAATGCTCATACTTATGGCGTTGATAATAATGGATTCATTGATTACGAAGAAGTTGCTAACTTAGCTCAACAACATAAACCTGATATTATAGTTGCAGGTGCAAGTGCATATCCAAGACAAATTGATTGGGTAAGATTTAGAGCAATTGCTGATTCAGTTGGTGCATATTTACTTTGTGATATGGCGCATTACAGCGGATTGATAGCAGGTAAAGCTTATAAAAGTCCATTACCATATGCTGATGTAGTTACTTCTACAACTCATAAAACATTACGTGGTCCTCGTGGTGGAATTATATTATGGAATAATCCTGACTATACTAAGAAAATTAATAGCGCAATATTTCCTGGAACTCAAGGTGGTCCACTTATGAATATTATAGCAGCAAAAGCTCAATGTTTTTTAGAAGCAGAATCTCGGCATTTCCAAACATATGCAAGAGAAGTAGTAGAATCAGCCAAAGCATTAGCTAAAAGTTTTATGTACAACGATTATCATGTTGCAACCAGTGGTACTGATAGTCATATAGTGCTAGTAGATTTAAGCAATAAAAATATTAGTGGAAGAGAAGCTGCAGATGTTTTAGAAAAAAACGGAATTACAGTTAATAAAAATGGTGTACCAAACGATCCAAGAAATTTTATAGAAACAAGTGGAATACGTCTTGGGACTGCCGCCGAAGTTACTAGAGGCCATGATAGAGAATGGTTTAGTAATTTAGGAAAAAAAATAGTGGAAATACTTAATGAAAATAGCAATACTTAATGATACCCATTGTGGTGTAAGAAACTCAAGCGATATCTTTTTAAATTATCAAGCAAGATTTTATGAGGAAATATTTTTTCCTTATCTTAAAGAAAACAATATTAAACATATACTTCATTTAGGAGATTATTATGAGCATCGAAAATTTGTCAACTTTAAAGCTCTCAATGCTAATAGGAAGCATTTTCTTGAGCCTATGCGCGATTATGGTATTACCATGGATATTATACCCGGAAATCACGATGTCTATTTTAAAAATACAAATGAGTTGTGCTCCCTCAAAGAGTTGCTTGGGTATTTCACTTCCAACGTTAACATTATAATGAAACCTACTGTACTAGACTATGATGGTTTAGGAGTAGCAGTAATCCCATGGATTAATAACGCAAACTATAAAGAATATACTGATTTTGCTTTTAACTGTAAAGCTGACATTCTTGGCGCGCATTTGGAATTAAAAGGATTTGATATGATGGCAGGGATGCCTAATCCACATGGAATGAATGCAGATATATTTGAAAGATTTGATATGGTTTTATCTGGTCATTTTCATACAAAATCTAGTAGAGACAATATCCATTATCTAGGTTCACAAATGGAATTTACTTGGGCTGATGTAGATGATTCAAAGTTTTTTCATGTATTAGATACTGAAACAAGACAAATGACACCGGTTAGAAATCCAATTACTATTTTTAAGAAGTTCATATATGATGACGAAAACAATGATTATAGTAATATAAATATTAAAGAGTTCGAACATAAATTTGTAAAGATCATTGTACTAAACAAAACTGACCTTTACATGTTTGATAGGTTCTTAGATAAACTTCAATCTATAGAAACTTATGAGCTTAAAATAGCTGAAAACTTCGAGGAGTTCCTTGGAGAAAGCGTTGAAGATGATAAAGTTTCTTTGGAAGATACTACAGAATTACTAGATTCTTATGTCGAAGCTGTCGACACCGATCTTGATAAAGAACATATTAAAGTGAAATTGAGAGAGTTATATACTGAAGCTCAAAATCTAGAGGTTGTATGATACATTTTAAAACTGTACGGTGGAAAAACTTCCTGTCCACCGGCAATGATCCTATTGAGGTCAAGCTTGATAAAAGTCCTTCTACATTAATTGTAGGGCAAAATGGCGCAGGTAAATCTACATTACTTGATGCGTTGTCATATGGTTTATTTAATAAGCCGCATCGTGACATTAAAAAAGATCAATTAATAAATTCTATTAATAAAAAGAAAACTGAAGTTGAAGTTGAGTTTGATATTGGTGGCCAAGAATTTAAAGTTGTTCGTTGTATTAAGCCAGGTAAATTTGAAATATGGCAAAATGGTCGACAAATTAATCAAGCATCTAATGCTAGAGATCATCAAAAGTTTCTTGAACAAAATATACTAAAACTAAATCATAAATCATTTCATCAAATAGTTGTATTAGGATCAAGTTCTTTTATTCCTTTTATGCAACTACCTGCTTGGTCTAGAAGAGAAGTAATAGAAGATTTACTAGATATTAATATTTTTTCTAAGATGAATCAAATTTTAAAAGAGCGTAATGCTACTATTAGAAATAATTTAGTTGAAATAGATCATAATTTAGATTTAATAAAAACTAAAATGTCAGCTCAAGAAAAGTATATTAAAGACTTAAATGCGATAAATAAAGATCAAATAGATCAGAAAAAAGAATCAATGGAAGAATACTCTTCCAGAATAAAACTGATTTTTAAGGAATCAAAAACATTAGGTACAAACCTATCAGCTTCCTTAAAGTCAGAGCAAACTAATTATGAAAAACAACTGGATCAAATATCCAGTTATAAATCTCATGATCAGCAATTAAACAACAAAATTAAATCACTAGTACAGGATGCTAAGTTTTATGAAGAGAATGATCAATGCCCAACGTGCGACCAACCAATCGAGGAATCGAAGAAGACAACAAAGATTACATCAATCAAAGCCGAAGCAGCAGATATCCAAAGAGAAAAATGCGACTTAGATAAAAAACTTAGCGTACTTAATACTACCACTAAGTCTATCAATCAAAGTATTGAAAAGCTTCGTGAACGCCAAAATAAAATTAATTCTAATAATGATCAGATTTCTCTGTTACAAAAAGAAATAGATAAGATACAAAATGAAATAACTAAACTCACTGGTCAATCTGGAGATATTCGTCAAGCTAAGAAAGACCTGAATAAGCAAAGATCTAATAAAGATTCTGAAACTGAGCGTAAGCTAACTAATGTTGAAGAAAGAACTTATAATGAAGTTATTGGAGAAATGCTAAAAGATACTGGTATAAAAACTAAAGTAGTCAAGCAGTATTTACCAGTAATGAATAGACTTATTAATCAATATCTTCAAGTACTAGATTTCTTTGTAGCATTTCATTTAGACGAAAATTTTAATGAAACTATTCGTTCACGTCATAGAGATACATTTAACTACGCTTCTTTTTCTGAAGGAGAAAAACAAAGAATAGATCTATCATTATTGTTTACCTGGAGACAGATAGCTAAAATGAAAAATTCAGCTGCTACAAATCTTTTAATTCTTGATGAAACATTTGATTCAAGTCTTGATATTGATGGAGTTGAAAATCTTACTAAAATTCTTAGTACTCTTGATGATGACTCTAATGTGTTCATTATATCTCATAAAGGCGATGTACTAGAAAATAAATTTAGATCTAAGATAGAATTCTGGAAGGATAGAAACTTTACTAAAATTAAATAGTTTTTGTCCTCGTAGTTCAATGGATAGAATACCGGTCTTCTAAACCGCTGATACAGGTTCGACTCCTGTCGGGGACACCAATTTAATAAATAGTAGTATGGATAATACTCACTTGAAATGTAGAACAAAAAATTGCAAATATACTGGTCCAGTACTTCATTTTGCTTTTATTTACGGAACCACTCTCTGCCCTCGATGCGCTACTAAAATGCTATGGATCAAAGGAATGAAAAGTACTTATTCCTAGTCGAAATAAGAAAATGACTCTTTATATTAAAATATTCTAAAAAAAGTGAAAAAAAGTGAATTATTTTCACAAAAATCGTTTACATTTGCTTAAAAGTATGATAGAATATACATATTAAATAATTAAATAAGGAGTTAATTATGTACAACACAACCGTAGCCAAACTACTAGCTAAAGAAAATATTGAAATCCAATATGGTAACTATACCACAGCTTGGTTCGATATTCAGTCTCGTACTTTGGGATTGCCTATTCTAAAAGATATGGGTAAAGATGTACATGATCTTTTTTGCGGCCATGAAGTTGGGCACGCACTCTTTACTCCTTATGAAGGCTGGCATGATACTCCTGAAAAATTAGATGGTTGCCCACGTACGTACATTAATGTAGTCGAAGATGCACGTATTGAAAAGAAAATACGTACTGAATATCCAGGACTTGTAGGTCCTATGGCAAGAGGCTACAAAGTCTTGGCTGATGAAGACTTCTTTGGAGATTTATCAGATATTGCTTGGGATAAAGTTAAGCTCATCGATAAAATTAATCTTAAAGCAAAATTAGGTTCATTAATTGATGTACCTTTTATAGACGCTGAGTACGCATTATTTAAAAAGACAATGCTTACTGAAACTTTTGCAGAAGTACTTGATGTTGTAAGAGAAATTCTTGCATACACAAAAGAAGTTACTCCAGAATTAATTCAACAACCCGAACCAGCTGAAAGTTCAAGCTCCACGGATGAGACTGAGAGCTCAAGCCAAGAAGATGTCGAATCAGCTGGACCATCGGGCCATGATGATTATGAAAACCCAGAAGCAAACCAACCAGGAGAAACTGAAGATGAAGAGGACTCATCAGAGGAAAGCCAGGAGACAACAGGAAATTCTAGTGGATCCGAAGACAAAACGGAAGATTCCAATGATAACGAAAAAGAAGAGGTCTCTACGGCTTCCAAGCAACCAGAATCAAATATAGATGAAGATGTTTCAGTAACTGATTTAATCTTTAGAGATTCAGAAGAAAGACTTATTGAATCTAACGATAGAGGCCAACAAACTATACTTGGTAGAGATCTTGGCAAGAATACAGTAAAAGAAACTGTTATACCTTTTAAGAAACTTATGAAGGATAGAGGTAGTAAAGCTTTTACTGGTGTAAATTCTAATATCCTAGATGATTATGCTGAGTATACTCGCAATGTTAAGAAATCTGTTGCAGTTGCGGTCAAAGAATTTGAAATGAAAAAAGCAGCTTACCAATGGCAAAGAGCTTCATCAGCTAAAACTGGTTCTTTAGATCTTAACGCATTACACGCGTACAAGACTAATGATGACATATTTAAAAGAGTTACTCAATTGGCTAATTCTAAAAATCATGGCATGATGATGATTATAGACTATTCAGGTTCTATGGCTTCAACATTGCCTCAAGTATTAGATCAACTAATTCACTTAGTTACTTTTTGTAAAGCAGTTAATATTCCATTTGATGTATATGCATTTACTACTCATGGTATGTATGATTATGAAGGCAGAAAACAAATTGATGGCGAAGTTGAATGGGATAATCTTGTTATGCCGCAACTTATATCTTCTACTCTTAAGAAAGCTGAATACGAACTAGCTCTTAAGCATTTGTACGCACGTAAAATTGCTCTATCTAATAGGTACGGCAGAAATTGGGATGAAGAATACTTTGATGAAGATACTGTTATTTCTAAGAGATACGAGTCTTGGGGTTCTACTCCGCTTAATACTGCTCTTATGACTGCTCATCATCTTATAAAAGACTTCAGAAAAAAGAATGCTGTAGAAAAAATGAATCTCGTAGTTTTAAGTGATGGAGATTCAAATGGTCTTAGAATTATAAGAGACTATAATCTTAAAGATAAAATGGCTGATACAAATAGCTGGTCAGGCCCAGCAAAACTAATTGTTGATGGTAAAATGGTAAACGCCTCTGGTAGAAGAACTTCAGCTACCACGTCACTTTTAGAAAATCTACAAAAAAGATATGGTGTAACTACTTTAGGATTTTTTATAGCTCAGGATAGACATGATTGGACAACTAAAATTCATCAAATGGGCGGAAGAAATCTTATGGATGATATGAGAAAGCAATACACTAAAAATAAAGTTGCCATCAAAGACAATGCTTTAGGATACAATAAGTTCTTTATGCTTAAACCTAACAAAGCTTTGGATGCGCAGACTGAAGAGTTTGGTGAAATGGTAAATGAAGAAATGACTACTGCTCAAATACGTAACTCTTTTAAGAAGTATTCAAAAGGTAAGAAGAACAGCAAAGTATTAATGAAACAATTTGGAGGAATTGTTGCATAAGCTTATAACTAATTGATCTAAAAAAAAGTGAAAAAAAGTGAAAATAATCCTTTACATTTGCTTAAAAGTATGATAGAATATATCTATATTATAAAATAAAAAAAGATAAGGAGTCTTTATTATGAATGAATTGAAAATATCAACTCAAAAAATCCTAGAGGAATTGGCCACTAGGTTTCCTAACATGGAACACTTTCGTAAATCAGTAATCGAAGAGACAGCAAATTCTCTTGGTTATACTGGAAAGGATTGGAGTCCTCTTTGCTCAGCTGATACTCGAGTAAAAAGAGGTACTTATGATCTTTCATCTCTTATTGTTCCACTTAAGGACATTGTTATGAATCAACCTACTGGAAACGTTGTTGCCATGGCTCCACAGTCAGTAGTCAACAAGGAAAGGACTTTTGCTAAAATTGATCCTACCTTTGTACCATGGGGATCATTTGCTGATGTTAAGAAAGTGATCCAATCTGAAATGTTTTATCCAATCTATATTTCTGGTCTTTCTGGAAATGGTAAAACATTCATGGTTGAACAAGCTTGTGCTAAGCTTAATAAAGAGTTCATCAGAGTTCAGATCAACCCTGAGACTGATGAGGATGATTTGATTGGTGGTTTTAGGTTGGTCAATGGAGAAACAGTCTTCTCAAAAGGTCCAGTGCTTAAGGCTATGGAAAATGGAGCTATTCTTCTTCTTGATGAAATTGATAGAGCCACAAACAAAATTATGTGTCTTCAAGGAATCCTAGAAGGCAAGCCAGTTCTAGTTAAAAAGACTGGCGAAGTAGTTGAACCACAACCTGGATTCAATATTATTGCTACTGCCAATACTAAAGGCAAAGGATCAGAAGATGGCAGATTTACTGCAGCTTCTATTATTGATGAAGCTTTCCTTGAAAGGTTTACTATATCAATTGATCAGCAATACCCTTCAGCTGCAATTGAAAAGAAAATTGTAATTAAACACTTTGAAAAGTTTGGTATGCCTGAAACTGAAGACATTGCTGAATTTACTCAAAGACTAATTGATTGGGCTGATATTATTCGTAAGACTTTTTACGATGATGGTGTTGATGAAGTTATTTCAACTCGTAGGCTTTGCCATATTGTTCAAACATACTCTATCTTTAGCGATAGAATGAAAGCAATCAATCTTTGTATTGCTAGGTTTGATGATGATACTAGGGAAGCTTTCCTAGATCTTTACACTAAAGTTGATTCTGGTGTAGAGTTTAATCATAATGAAGAGGACTTTGGTCCAAGAGACTTTGATGAATCAGATTAATTATAAATTTAATGAAGGCGAGTTGGTAAAACAGCTCGCTGAATATATTAACAAAACATATGATGGACACTACTCTAAAAATAAATTTCAGTCAACTGAGTTTATTGTTGATTGTGGACATGGTGAAGGGTTTTGTATTGGCAACATACTTAAGTATGCACAACGATACGGAAAAAAGAATGGATACAATCGAGCAGATTTGTTGAAGGTACTCCATTATGCAATTATAATGTTAAACGTTCATGATAAAAACCATGAACAAGATGTTGATGACGATAGTTTAATGAGTATCGTTTATAAAAACAAGGAGAAATGATGAATATATCAAATGAAACAATTGATGTGTTAAAAAACTTTGCTGCGATTAATCCAAATATTGTTATTAATCCAGGACAAGTTTTAAAAACAATATCAGAAGCTAAAAACATAATGGCTATCGCTGATATTCAAGAGGACTTTCCTCAATCTTTTGGAATTTATGATTTAAATGAATTCCTATCTGTAATCTCTTTAATCGAATCGCCTGATATCGATTTTGATAGCAAATTTGCTACCATAAAGAGTTCAACTTCAAGCGTGAAGTATTATTTTTCTGAACCAGAAATACTTACAACGCCGCAAAAGGATATTACAATGCCTGAATGCGAGTTTGGTGTTTCTATTACAGAAGAACAATTATCACAATTGAAAAAAGCAGCAGCTGTCTTAGGACACTCTGAATTAGTATTATCCGGAAATGATGGTAATATTATTGCTACAATTTCAGATGAAAAAGATGCTACGGCAAATACTTTTTCTTTTGATTTAGATAGCGATAACGAATGCAAGAATGATTTTAATTTCGTTATTAATATTGCAAATCTAAAATTACTTCCGGGTGATTACTTTGTTTCGATTTCTTCGAAGCTGATAAGTAATTGGACCAACGTATCTCGTACGGCTCCAATAAATTATTTTATCGCTTTAGAAAAATCAAGCGAGTTTCGTGTATAAATACATATACGAAAGTTATTCTCATATATTATGGGGATATGGTGTAAGATGTCGTGTAACGAGTCTTGCGAATATAGTCTAAAACTTTGCAAAGGAGAAAAAAATGGCTAATGAAAATGAAGCAGCAGTCGAAGAGGCTGCACCTCAATTGACCTTGGGGGATATCGCTACAGTGGTACAGATCATTGATCTAGTATCAAGACGTGGCGGGTTTGAAGGACAGGAACTGGAAACAGTTGGTGCTCTTCGATCTAAGGTCGTTAAATTCCTCGAAGCAAACAAACCTGCCGATGGTGAAACACCACAAGGCGAGGTTCCTGTTGCTGAGGAAGCGCCAGCTGAAGAAGCTGACGCATAACTGGAGGGGAGCGCAAAGCTCCCTCTCTTTTTTTATTATGGAGATATTATGGAAAATTTTGATAAATATGAACTGCTTACTGCCTTACACAAAGGATCAGTAACAGTAACATTCAGAAAAATAGACACAGGGGAACTAAGAGTTATGCCCTGTACTCTCAATCAAACAGTACTTGAAGCCAATGATGTTAAACCATCAATTGATTATTCTGCTAAAGATGTTGAGCATTTTGCAGTATGGTCTTTGGATAAAAATGCCTGGAGATCTTTTAGGCTAGATACTGTCGAAGGTTGGGAGGTACTTTAATGCAAGAATTTTTATGGGTTGAGAAGTATCGCCCAAACACAATCGACGATTGTATTCTGCCCCTGCAGCTTAAAAAAGATTTTGAAGAAATATTAAAACAAGGGGAATTACAAAACCTTCTTCTAACGGGGACTGCGGGCACAGGAAAGACAACAGTCGCGAAAGCTTTATGTAAACAGTTAGATTTAGACTATCTTTTGATTAACGGATCAGAAGAGTCTGGTATTGATACCTTAAGAAACAAAATTAAACAGTTTGCATCTACAGTATCTTTACAAGGTGGATATAAAGTAGTTATCCTCGATGAGGCTGACTATCTTAATCCACAATCAACACAACCTGCATTGCGTGGGTTTATTGAAGAATTTTCTGCCAATTGTAGATTTATTCTTACATGTAACTTTAAAAATCGTGTCATTGAACCACTGCATTCTCGATGCTCAGTAATTGAATTTAATATTCCAAAGAAAGAAGCTGAAAAACTTTGCTCAGTCATGATGGCTAGGCTTATGCATATACTTGATACCGAAGGTGTAAAATACGAAGCACCGGTACTTGCTGAACTTATTATGAAGCATGTACCAGATTGGCGTAGAGTTATAAATGAACTACAAAGATATTCAGTCAGTGGAGTTATTGATTCCGGAATATTGGTTCAGCTATCTGATACTTCGCTAAATGATTTAATGATCTTTCTTAAAGAAAAGAATTTTAAACAAATGCGTAAATGGGTTGCTGACAATATGGATAGCGAACCAGCTGCCCTATATAGAAAAGTATACGATAATATGTATGACTATGTTGATTCATCATCAATACCACAACTCGTTCTTATACTTGCTGATTATCAGTACAAGAATGCTTTTGTGGCAGATCATGAACTTAACACGGTTGCGTGTTTAACAGAAGTCATGGCTGGAGTAAAATTTAAATGACAATCAATAGTATTAATCAAGTTCAATTATTAGAAAGTAATGTGAAAGAAGTTCAAGGACAATTAGTGGCAGCACAAAAAAGAATTGCTTCTTTGGTAGCAGAACTAGATAAGTATAAAAGAAAATATCGCGATGCGATAGACAATAATGAGTATAAAGAAAAGTACCGCGATTTAGTAGATCAAGATTTTAGAATGCGACAAAAATCTTTAACAGAACTAAATTATGATGGTAATGAATTTCGTGGAAGGTATGGGGAAGATGAATCCGTTTGAGTATCTAAATGCAATCAATATGACCAAGAAAGATATTATGGTCGATGATATTGCAGAAAAAGAATATAATTCTTTTATGGTTAATCGTGGATTATCTTACTTTTCTGACACTGTTCTATACGCCAATGAAATGAATAAGAACCATCAGGTAGATGGTCGCCTTCAGTTTGATTTTCTTATAAATATAATTAGAAAGAAGAAAAGATTCTCTAAATGGTTTAAGCATACAGATGATGAATCAATTAGAGTAATCAAAGAATATTATGGGTATAGCAATGAAAAAGCTAAATCCGTTATGTCATTACTAAATAAGAATCAAATTGAAGATTTGAAAAACAGGATTTATAAAGGTGGAAGAACAAAGTCAAATAAGTAACTGGCATCCTGATGCTATGTTAGAAATATCTCTCAACGAACCGGATGATTTTCTTAAAGTACGTGAAACCCTAACACGCATCGGTGTTGCATCACGTAAAGATAATAAACTATTTCAGTCATGTCATATCTTGCATAAGCAGGGTAGGTACTTTATTGTTCACTTTAAAGAATTATTTTTATTGGACGGCAAACCTAGTAATTTACTAGAAAATGACGTTCAAAGAAGAAACACAATCTCGGTGCTTTTATCAGATTGGGGATTAATATCAATACTCAATCCAGAAGCAGCAAAAGATGTAGCTCCTCTAAGACAAATAAAGGTTATACCTTTTAAAGATAAAAGTCAGTGGGAACTATGTCCTAAATACAATATTGGAAACAGTAATAAAGATTAATCGAAGGCTGCGTTGCAGACTTTATGAATCCTACCTGATTTCATGAATTTGTGAAATTGTTTTAACTTAAGTTTAAAATATTTTTGCATAGTATTATTTATATAACTTTGTAACATAACTGTAACATTACTAGGAATACAAATCATATAAATATAATTGAAGAACGCGGCATTGAGCCGGTTCTCACAAACCTTGCTATATATAGGAGGAACTAAAAATGGTAAGAAATACAATGAACGTAC